GCTGATGCAAGTCTTCTAGGAAAAACAATTCCTCTTCCAGAACTTCGTCGTCAGGATAATAAGAATCGTCAAAATTCAATTGATGACATTCCTGACTATCTGAAACTGACTTTGACAGAAGATATTCGTATTCATTTTGAAAGTGGTCTGAGACTCTACAATCGTCTTCTAGAGAAAGGTGTGGCAAAGGAGTGTGCAAGGTTTGTACTCCCTCTGGCGACCCCTACACGTCTTTATATGACCGGTTCTGTAAGGTCATGGATCCATTATATTGATCTTCGTTCTGCACATGGTACACAGAAGGAACATATGGAGATTGCAGAATTGATTCGTTGCATCTTTACGTGTCAGTTTCCTGCCGTATCTGAAGCACTTGGTTGGACTCGTGAGGGTTGTACTGAGTGTGTGGACGCACCTTCTATCACCATCGAATAAATATCCCTATACATTATTCTTAACAATGCCAGTATATCCAGTTAAAAATCTAAAGACAGGTGATACACAAGAACTTGTCATGTCAGTTGCTGACTATGAACAATGGAGAAAAGACAATCCAGATTGGGACAAAGATTGGTCTCAGGGATGTGCTGGAGTCGGTGAGGTAGGTGAGTGGCAAGAAAAACTTGTCAAGAAAAATCCAGGATGGAATGAAGTTCTTCGTAAAGCTTCAAAAATGCCTGGTGCAACAGTAAAACCATTTAGTTGATTTATGGCACGTAAAAGAGCACCGAACCCTGTACCTTTTGGAATGAGTAATAGACAGATGAAACGAAAGAAGCCAATCAATCTTGATATCATGAAGACGATTGAGCCTTTGACTGATAATCAAGAGGCTCTCTTCAAACAATATAAACTTCAACAGAATGTTGTAGCTTACGGTGCTGCTGGTACTGGTAAGACGTTTATTACACTCTATAATGCTCTACGTGATGTTCTTGATGATAAGACTCCTTATGAGAAAATCTATCTTGTCCGTTCTCTTGTAGCTACTCGTGAGATTGGATTCTTACCTGGGGACCATGAGGACAAATCAAGTCTTTATCAGATTCCTTATAAGAACATGGTCAAGTACATGTTCGAAATGCCTGATGATTCTGCATTTGAGATGCTCTATGGTAATCTTAAGACCCAAGGTACAATTAGTTTTTGGAGTACTTCTTTCATTCGTGGAACTACTTTAGATAATGCGATCATTATTGTAGATGAGTTCCAAAACTTGAACTTCCATGAACTTGATAGTATCATCACTCGTGTGGGTGAGAACTCTAAGATTATGTTCTGTGGTGATGCCACTCAGTCAGACCTTGTAAAAACAAATGAACGTAATGGTATTATTGACTTTATGAGAATTCTGAGAGTGATGCCTTCGATGTCCATGATTGAGTTTGGTGTGGAGGATATTGTTCGTTCTGGTCTGTGTAAAGAATACCTTGTTGCTAAAATGGAATTGAATCTCTGATGTTTAATCATGTTGAATTGAATCTTCCTTCTCTTGAGAGGGAAATGATTGATGGTGTTCGTTATTATAAAGTAGGTGATAAAGATGAACTACAAAAGTTTGTCTCTATCACCTCAGTAATCAGTCACTTTAACAAAGAAAAGTTTGCTTCTTGGCGTAAAAGAGTTGGTGATGAGGAAGCAGACCGCATTACTCGTAAAGCAACAAGTCGTGGAACAGATACTCACACTCTAATCGAACAGTATCTGAAGAACATGGACTTGAACTCTGATGTCCTTCCTATTTCAGAACATCTCTTTCAAGTTGCAGTTCCTGCTCTTAAACGTATAAATAACATCTATACCCTTGAAGGTTCTCTCTATAGTCAATACTTAGGTGTTGCTGGTACTGTCGATTGTATCGCAGAGTTTGATGGAGAACTTTCAATCATCGATTTTAAAACTTCCAAACAACCAAAACCTAGAGATTGGATTGATGGATACTTCGTTCAGTGTTGTGCATATGCATGTATGCTTCATGAACTTACAGGACTGTCTGTAAAGAAGTTTGTGATTATTATGACTTGTGAGAACGGAGAAGTAGAAGTTTACGAAGAATACGACAAAGCAAAATACATCAGACTGCTTACACAATACATCAAGAAATTTGTTAACGATAAACTCGAACAAGTTTCTTGACTTTATATTTTTATGTGTTAGAATGAACAAAAGTTGAGGAAAAAGATTGTACATCACTGTGTTAGGTCAAATGGAGAATGAATTAGAAAAAGCACTAGAGAATAAGTTTTTCTGTCCATCTCGATTTGCCCAAGAGATCGAGAATCTCGTACAACATAATGAGGATATGAGTTATATTGATGCTATCGTTCACTTCTGTGAGAAGAATAGCATCGATGTTGAATCTGTTCCGAAACTTATTTCAAAACCACTAAAGGAAAAGATTAAGTATGAGGCTATGGAGTTGAACTTCCTCAAGAAGACCTCCCGTGCCAGATTGGTTTTTTAATTCCATTTTAGGGGGGAAAATTTTCCCGGTAAAAATCCTTATATTACTTTTTTTTTGAATGGTGCCTTTTGATACTTATAAGACTTATATTGCCTTGAAGAATCACTTTACGAAAGATTCTTATGATTATCACAAGTATCAAGGTAAGAGTCGTGCATCTCTTCAGTCCTTTTATAAGAGGAAGGATCGTTATTGGTTCGAAAAACTATCACGTCAGAAAGAAGACAAAGAAGTGATAGATTTTTTCGTAGCAAACTTTGTAAGTTGTACTGATCCTCAAAATGCTTGGATTGGGGATATGATTAAGGAAGGGGAATCAAGATACAAGTCCTGGCAAAAAAGAATACAATCTTTATCCTACTTGTTTAGGGAAGAGTCTCAACAATTATTCGAAAATAAATTTGAAGAAGTCTTTGACTGCTCAAAGGGACATCCACTTATTTTAAAAAGTTTTTTGAGTGGTAGTGTCAGTTTAGAAACACTAGTCATATACGATAAAATCTTCCTATTTGGAAAAAATTTTGATAAAAAACTAAAAGATCCTGTGTGGGAAACCGTCAGTCTAAAAATGAAAAAATATTCTCCGTTCCTACATATAGATGTATTCCATTACAAGAAAATACTCAAGCAGATTGTTGGAGGAACATGAGTTTTTTTGATTCTGAAGTCGTCCGTGCTGAGATGGCTGAAATATCTGATCTTCAGGAAGATGTATACAGAAATGTATTTGAGTTTCCTCGAATGAACAAAGAGGAAAAAATGTTTCATGTTTCTCTTTTGGAGAAATTGTTGAATAAACAACAGATTCTTTATACTCGTTTAAAACTTTCCGATGATCCTGAGGCAATCAAGATGAAGGAAAGAATTAAAGAATCTGCTCAAATGATGGGTCTTCCTCCTAATGTTGATATGAGTGTCATTTTTAACAACATGACACAACTGCTGGAGACCATGAAAGAACGTATTGACAAGACGGGCACGGACCTGTAAACTGATGGGGTACACACAGGCCAAATACAAAAAATCCGAGGTATACAAATGTCTTTTGAAAATCTGAAAAAGCAATCCAAACTTGGTTCTCTCACTGAGAAACTGGTGAAGGAAGTAGAGAAAATGAACACTGGTTCCAGTGGTGGTGCTGACGAACGTTTCTGGAAACCAGAAATGGATAAGACTGGTGTTGGTTCTGCCATTATCCGTTTTCTTCCTGCACCTGAAGGTGAAGAACTTCCCTGGGTCAAGATGTACTCTCACGCATTCCAAGGTAACGGTGGTTGGTACATCGAGAACTCTCTGACTACAATTGGTCAGAAGGATCCTGTGTCCGAGCACAATCGTGAACTCTGGAACAGTGGTAGTGATAAGGATAAAGAAACTGTTCGTAAGCAAAAGCGTAAGCTGTCTTACTTTGCAAACATCTATGTTGTAAAGGATCCTGCTCACCCTGAAAACGAAGGTAAAGTCTTCCTGTTCAAGTTCGGTAAGAAGATCTTTGATAAGATCCTGAATGCTATGCAACCTGAATTTGAAGATGAGGAGCCCATCAATCCCTTTGATTTCTGGGGTGGTGCTAACTTCCGTCTGAAGATTCGTAAGGTTGAAGGTTACTGGAACTACGACAAGTCTGAGTTTGATTCCCCTTCAGCACTTCTGGGTGACGATGATGCTCTAGAAGCACTGTGGAAGAAAGAGTATTCTCTCTCCGCTATCGTTGCTCCTGATCAGTTCAAGTCCTATGAGGATCTTGAGAAGCGTCTGAAGTATGTTCTGGGACAGAAATCTGCTCGTGCTGCTGTTCAAGAACAGGAAGATGAGTATGGTTCCTATGAACAAACTCCTTCTAAGGAAGAGAATGTAATCGCAGAACTGGAACAATCCTACGCTCGCAGTAAGTCAC